GTCCTCTGCGATGGTGTCGGCCGCGAGCGCGGTGAACGTGCGCGGGTTGTTTCCCATTGCCTGTGCTCCTTCGTTGGCGTAGAGAGCGGCGAGTTGTGCCTTCGCCTTCTCTCGTGTCGGGTGGCAGCCCATGAGCTTCGAGGTGCCGGTCTTGATGACGGCGTATCCGCTGCAGCGTGGGTGGCTGCGCGTGATCGAGTAGGGCATCGGGGCTCCTAGGCGGCTAAGTCGAACCCGGGCTGGCGGATGTCGTGGACGCCGTCGGCGAACACCATGACGCCGCGGCACCTTCCGCCGCCGTAGCAGCCGCTCGGAGGGAGCAGCGCGTAGAACTCGGCCGAGTCGACCTGTGTGATCTCGCCGTGCAGGCCGGTGCAGGCGGCGCACGTTTCCTTGTCGAGTTGCTCCGAGCGCATCGCGAACTCGGGTGGGTTCGTCAGCGCAAAGATCCCGGCTGTCCTGCCGTTGTTGAGGGTCTCGCCGACGAGCTCGAGCACATGGTTGTGCAACACGCGCGCTGCGGCGTCGGCTGCGGCCGCGACCTTCATCTCCGGCGCGCCCTCATAGATCGAGTAGACCGCAGCGACCTTGGCGACCTCGCCAGCGGTGTTCTCCGCCCGCTGCACGACCAGGTCGTTCACCCCAGGGAGGCCTTGGCGGGCGTATTTGCCGTAGCGACCGGCGTCGTAGATCGGTCGGCCGCGGCGTCCTTTGGGAGGGGGCTTCAGCCTGGCCGTGGCCTTTTCCTGAAGGTTTCCGGAATGGTTCCGGAGCGCGCGGACCTCTCGCTGCGCCTCCTCGAACCCGAACCGGGCGGTCGCCCCCAGATGCCGGGTCAGCATCGTCACCAACTGCGCCTGGATCCCGAGCGGCCTCAACCCGTGGAACTCGACCACCGCGTACGCCAACCTCTTCACCGTCGGCGAACACATCCGCTCCACCACCGCTCGGCGCTGGTCGATGTGTTCGTTGATGCGCGGGAAATCGACGTGCTGCTCGGCGGCGGTCAGAGGGATACGGGGAGTCCAGTCCATGTCACGCTTCGTCCGCGAGTATGCGCCGCACCTCTCCGATTTTCTCCTCGAGCGCGGCGAACGCAGCGTCGTTGCCGGTCAGGACGAGGATCTGATGGTCGCCGTTGTCGATGGCTCGGAAACTTGCGTGCGCGAACGCGTCAGTGCGGATCTCTATCGGCCGTACTACTGACGGATCCATAAACCACTCCCCTCACTGGTTCTCAGGCACTCGAACGGCTAGAACTGTGACAAGACATTTTCCGGTAGTCGGTTGGGTGCCACCGGCAACGTAGTAAGCGGTTATCTGTCGGCTATCCGCAGCCTCGAAGAAACCAAACGGAAGCGTTCCAGCAGCGGGCGCGACGATGTTGCCTGCGCCCACCGACACATCGGTCAGGCCGACGTATCGGTTGTGGCTGGCGGAATACCCGACCTGGATCTGATCGGTGCCGCTCGAATTGAAAACCGTGTCGAGAAACAGAAACACCTGAGTGATAATCCAGCGGCCACCCAGGGTCCCGAGGATTTGTGTTTGCCGGTCGAACCGCACCCAACCCGAAAGGGCGATCTGCTCCATGTTGTTGCCGGAACCGCCGCCGTACTGAAGTAGCCCCGGTGCCACGATGTTCTGGTCGATGTGGTTGTCGTGTTCCTGCCAGTCGAGGTTCGCACCGATTCTGACGCCGTAGCTGAAGTTTCCGCCCTCGATGATGTTGTCGGAGATCACACCGTCGGTGCCCGCATCGGCTGCGACGACGATGGCGCCGTCGTTCCCGCCGTTGAAGATTTGGTTGCCTCGGATCAGGATTCGGCCTGCCCGGGTTTGGACGTTGATCGGCACGTCCGAACTGCTGGCAGTCGGTTTGCCGTAGTACTCGTTTCCTTCGCATATGCAGCCGTAGCAGCCTTCGCTGAAAACGACGCCCTGGTTGTAGTCGTCCTGGTAGGAGATGTTGTCGCTGACGATCAGGTCGCCAGAGCCAGGCCCCCAGCTAAAGCAGTAGCCGCTGTGGCCCGCGATCATGTGGCTGTGGTTGTTGACCACCCAGGAATCCCTGACGTTGCCCTGCGAGAGAAAACAACCCTTGCCGATGTGGTTGACCCGCTCGACCTGCTGACCAACGATCTGACCGCCGCTGACGTTCGCTGACGCGTTCGTCACGGCGCTGTTGTCGAGCGTCAAGTCGTGGATGTTGAGGTTCTGCAGGGTGACCGCCGTCACGTTGGCGATCCCGAACGCCGCGAATCTTGTTGTGACCGCTGTCGTAGAAGTGCCCTGCGCGTTCGTAACGGAGGCACCGCTAGCGATCGTCGCTCCCGGGCTGACGGGGTGATTCGCGAAGGTCAAAACCCCGCCGCCGACCGCTGACAACTGGGCCTTGTGAAACTTGCCGCCCGCACCCCAGAACGTCACTTCGTCATTGACTGAGAACCCGGCGGTGCTTGCCACCGCAACGGATGTTGCTCCGGCGTTCGCCACCGCTGTGGTCGTGGTCAGAGCAGAGGCGCCGACCGCGTAATACTCCTGCGCGTAAGCCTTCGACAAAGGTTTCCGGAACGTCACGACCCCTGTGCCAGGGTTGACGCTTACCACCTGGTTGACTTCGGCATCCGGCTGGAACGTTTGCGCGCCCGCGCATTGACCAGTGCGGATGAAGCAGAAGTCGCCGACTGTGAAGTTCGCTGCGTCTCCAGGAGTTACGCAGGTGACCGACATTGCGTTCCTGGCGGCCGCGTTGATCGGGAAGAACGACCGGAAGTCGTACCATCCCTCGATCGTCGTCAAAGACTTCTTGTGTGAGCCTTGCGGGTGGAACACACCCTGACTGACCAGTGTGCTTTTTAGGACAGTCGCGGATCCGTCCCCGAATATCTCGAGGTTGTCGCCGTACAGGGCGAGGGCTCCCTGGCCGGTGTCGGCGTTGTTGAGCGTCCAGTCGCCGCGTAGACCCGTGCTCGGGTTGAGGGAGGGGATGTAGACCTTGCCGCCGCCCGCTTGGCGTTGCGCGTCGATGGCGTCCCTGATCGCGGACTGTGTGCCGAACGTCCCGTAATCCGTCGCGTTGAAGAGGAGGTGCTTGAGGTCGTTGACGGCGTCGTTGATCTGCCCGAAGTGCTCTTTGTTGAGCTTGAACTCGCCGCTGAGCTCGGCCGCGATCTTGGTGTAGCCGCTCACAGGATCTCAGCGGGTGAAGAGCGTCTGGCTTGTGAAGAGATCCTGGGCGGTGAGAAGGCCGGCTGTGCTCGAGCTGAGTCCACCACCACCGACCCCTCCCGCATCAGCAACCGGCGGCGCGACCGTGCCGATCGTTTTGTCCAGGATCACTTCGCGTCGGCCTGGTGTGACGACCTGGACGAGGATGCGGCGCTCCGCCATTTCGGTGCGCCTCCGTCACTTACGAGAGATATGACACCCATGCAGCCCAGGCCTCGCGGGTTCCAGACTTCATGCGAATCCAGAGCTGCCCCGGATGCCTCATGTCAAAAAGGAACTCTCGCCAGTCGCTGATTCCTATCCAGGGGTTCACTACTCCTCGGCTTCGGCCTCTGCCCACTCGATCAGCACCCCGCCGTCCTCCGACAGGCCCCACTGCTTCAACTTCTTGACGAGCTCCTTCTCGGCGCGGGTCCGTGTGTCTTCGATGATCCAGACTTCGCCGCTCTCGGGACGGGTGACACGGAGCGTCCAACGTTTTGCGGTCGTCATGCCTTCGCCTCGGCTAGCTTCTCGCGGAGGTCAGCCTCTGCCTTCTCCGGAGTCGAGCGCACGTCGGACTTGACGCGGCCCTTACGCGCAATGAACGCGCCGAGGTATCGGCCCGCGAACGCCTCGTCCTCGACTTCCTCGATCACGATCCGCGACACCGCGCGCGGCTTCGGTGCCCGCGCCCGGGTGCGCTTCCTGGTCTGAGGCTTCGGGGCGCTCGCCTTCTTCGCTGCGCCCGCCTTCTTACTTGACGGCATCTGAGCTCCTAGAGGTTGAAGATGCTTTTCTGCACGTTGAACTGCCATTGTTCGTTCGCCTGCACACCGCCCGTGGCGCGCACGAAGTACAGCCAGTCGCCGTCCATGTCGACGGTGATCTCCCGCCAGTACCGCCCGACGCCGTCGCGCATGACGGAGGCGCCTGCAGCGAGGTAGGGGTAGGTGGCGACGGTGCCGGCGGGGCTGCGAGCGTAGAACGTGATCGAGCTCGGGTCCGCGAGGGTTACGAGATCGGTGGAGACGATCGTGGCGGTGAGGCGGACGAGGTCGAAGAGGTCGTAGCGGGCGGTGCTGGTAGGGGTGCTCAATTCAGCCTCCCGGCGCGTCTCCTGCGAATACGGCAAAGCGCTCTTGGTCGGAGACGAGCACGTCGACGGTCAGTGCCGATGTGACGAGCGGGTCGTACTGGAACGCGTCCCATTGGAACGCGGCCGTCGTGGGGATCACCAGCACCGAAGAGACCGCCGGGATGTCCGAGAGCAGCGCGGAGAACCGCTCGCCATCGGCAACCTTTACGTCGAAGCGTTCGCCGTCGCCGATCATCCGAACCGCCCCTCATCCAGCACCAGCACTGTGAACTGCTCCCGATCCGAGACGAGCACGTCGCCGTAAGCGGTGGGCGGGATGAACCCAACGATGACCGTCGCGAGGGGTGCGCGGAGGATCAGCGGGTGCCGGCGCCTCGGCAACGGCCGGCGGGCCCGTCTGCTCTGGGTGAGCGTGAACCGGAACTGCGGGGCGCTCGAGGGGCGGACGATCTGCCTGCGCCGTGGTCGGCGCCTGCGCGCTCGCTGCTTGTCCTGCTCGACGATCGGTGCGCGTGGTCTGAACGGTGCGACGAACGAGCGGCGGATGATCGGCTGGTCGTGGCGGAGCCGCGCGACCGGGGTGCGGCGCCGCTTGACGAGGATGGTGGGCCGGAGGTAGGGGACGAAGCTGGCTGCTTGGCCGCGGACGCGGCCGAGGATGACGGGCTTGCGTCGCAGCCGCGCAAATCGCCGCGGGCGAGCTCTGTCGGCCCTGATTACCTGGACACCAGGGCGGGTGAGCGGCGTCGACGTGGTGACAGAAGGAGCGCGCGCGATCTGGGCGCCCGGTCGGCGGGTCAGGAACCGCGCGCGCTTGCTCTGCGGCTGGACAAGGATCTTGGGCCGGACGTAGACAAGGAGCGGCGCGACCCTGGTGCTGAAGATCAGCGGACGTCGGCGGGCGGCGGCGCGCGCGGGCCGACGTTGGCGGTGGAAGATCGTCTGCCTGGGCCGCTGGGTGGTCGGCGGGGCGTGCAAGAGGATCGGCTTGCGTCGCCGGAGGCGCGCGATCTTCCGTGTACGTGTGTCGGCATGGAGGCTGAGTCGGCTCTGGATGAGCGGGGTCGGGGTGGCGGTCCAGACGGCGGGCCGGACGATCCTGGGCTTGTGGCGTAGAAGCCGGGCGCGGACAGGGCGCTCGGGTAGCTGCATCCGGACGAGGACTCGGTTCCTTACGAGCGGGGTCGCCGTCGCGATGGACGGGGCCCGGAGAACGAGGGGCTTTCGCCGGCGGCCGCGGGCGCGCGCGGACCGTAGCTGGGTGACCTGCTCGAGCACCACTCGTCGCTTCGGCGGTTGGTCAGCAAGCCGGGCTCGAACGATGAGCGACGTTCTGTTTCGCCGACGCGCCCGAATGATCCGGGAGACCATCGCCTTCTTGACGATCACCTGCTGAACCGGGGGCTGGTCCGCGAGCGGCGCGCGAAAAACACGGGGACGGACGTGCCCTCGTGTCCTGCGCCAACGGTCGCGACGGGGCCTCGAGACAAGGGCGCGCCGAGGGACCGAGATCGTCGTGCTCGGCCGGACACCGAACTGGAACCCGTCGCCCTGGAAGGCGAGCTGCTCAAACGCAACATCCGCAGCCTGGAACGCCGAGTCCTGGAACGCGCTCTCCTGGAACGCGCCGATCGCGACCGAGGTCTGGAACGCCTCGACATTCTCTTGGAAGGCTGAGTGTTGGAACCCGTCGGAGGGAAGCGCGTCGTCTTGAAACGCGTTCCGCTGGAACGCAAGGGTGCGGGGAGCGGGCATCAGCTACCGCCCTATGTCAGGACGCTAGGAGCCGTTGACGAACAGGGTGGTGAGCCCTGCGGCCGAGCCACCCCCACCGTACTCAGCGACCCGAACCGTCAACGGTTGCGGCAACGCCTTCGCCGCCGCCGACACGACCACGCTCGCGCTGCGTCGCAACCCGTGGGAAGCGAGGAAGAGGCTGGCGTTATGGGCTGTCGCGAGCGAGACGAACGGGGCCGACCCGCCGGTCGCGTCGAACGAATACCACGAGCCGGGGAACCCCGACGCCATGTACTGCAGCCGCAGCGCGGCACTGCCCGTGTCGATTGGTCCGCTCTGGATCGAAGCCATGCCGACGTACATCTGCAAGGAGTCCACGAAGGTCGTGTTGAGGGCTTTGCGTCCTCGACCGTCGGCGTTGTTGTCGAAGAACTCGAACCCGGTCGCGCCAGCGGTCGAGGGACACGCCATCGAGGAGACAGCGGTCGGCAGGAGTCCTGTGAAGTCGATGAGCTGGAAGTCGGGGGCGTTGAGCGGCGCATTCCAGTGCGTCGGCTGCACATAGGTGGGGCCGCCGACGTCGGTGACGAGCGACACGAACGCGTGCTTGATGCCCATGAAGCTCCTCTACTGGAAGCCGCCGCTAGGCGGCGCTCCGGCCACGGTCCCGGCGTTCCAAAGTGCCTGCACGTCTGCGGCGGATAGAGCGACGCCGTTCCAGAACGCGATAGGCCCGAGCGTGCCGGTGACGAAGCGGCCGGCGGTCACTGCGTCGAAGCTGATCGTGAACGGTGCCGTACCGCTGGCGCCGGTCGCACCCGTCCAACCGGCATCGAGGGTCGCGTCGACCTCGGGGGCGCCCAGCCCATCCACATACATTTTGAGGTTCGCGCCATTCAGCACCCAGGTGAGCATGTGGCGCACACCGTCTCTGACGTTGGTGGTGCCAGCGTACAAACCCACTGCGTCGCCGGTCATAAACCCGAAGATTTTGCCGCCGTTGTTTTGCCCCCAGATCGCCTGGCCGTTGTTGCTGTTCCAGCGACGAGACCAGATGGCCTGCTCCAGAAGCTGGGTACCCTTGTACCAAGCCACGACGCTCTGGACTGCTGGGGTGTTGACGAGGTTGTAGCCGGTGATTTTCCCGGCGATCCCGTCCATCGTGACGGCACTTACAGGATCCACAATCAGTCCAGGGTCGCCGTAGGTGACACCCGACCCGGCGTAGGTGATGTCACTGACATGCGCGGCGTCGACAGCGTTCAGTCCTGCCTGCTCGCCGAGCATCCAGAGGTTCGTCGGGTTACGCGCCAGGCACGTGCTGAGGTAGCTCACACCGTGCTAGCAGCGTTCGAAGCGGATCGACGCCCTTGCGTTGACGTTCGATGTTGGGGCGGTGCAGCGGATCGCGAACCCCTTGGACACATCGTTGTCCGGGGTTTCGCCCAAGGGCCAGTCGTAGTCGTAGGTGCCGCCGTTCGGGGTCAACATCAAAGTTTTGATCTGCGCGACCACCGTGGGTTCCGCGGTCCAGTTGTAGGCGGCCGTGAAGCCGGCCGTGATGGCGCGCCCGTAGATCTGGTTGACGGTGGCGGAGGTGGAGTTGGTGCCGGGCCCGTTGGTCGCGAAGGTGCAGGTGGCGATCTCGATCAGGACGGGCTTGTCGGTGGTGGTGACGCCGTCGAACGCGATCTCGAAGCCGCGGAGGTCGCAGCCGAACTGGGCTGGTGCGAGCACACCGAGGATCGTCTTCGCCGTCGGCGCGGTCAGCGCGACGTTCGCCTCGGTTGAGGCTTGGTATCCGGCCTTCGCCATGGGTGTGCTCCTGTGCGTATGGGAAACTTGCGAGGATGGGAAACGCTGACTACGAACGCCATCAGGCCTGGGCCCGACAAAGCGGAGACGCCATCGAGATCGACGAGTTGAAGGCTGAGATCGAGCTACTGCGCGGCGAACTGAAACGAGCCGGCGACACCGCGCGCGCGTTGCTTCGTGATTCGCTTCTAGAGATCGAGCGGCTGTCGCTCCGTCAGTTGACGCTCTACGACGTGGCGGGCGAGGAGGTCTTCACGATGACGATCGGGCCTCGGGGATCTCGTTGGAGAGCTGCGGAGAACAAGCCGATCGACACGCCGATCACGAGGATCGAGATCAGCTAGTTAGGCGGGCGAGTATTCGTGCTCGGACCACTCGACGTTGGCCTTCGCCTTGCCCCACTCCTTCAGCTTCCCGGCCAACAGATGCTCGCACTCCTCACGAGTGCCGTTATGCACCCACCGTTCGAGGGTGCGGGTGTTCGTGGCGCTGACGTTCCAGAACTTGCCTGCTGCCATCGTCCCTCCTAGTTCGTGCTCTCGATCGGCCTGCCCTTGCTGTCGGTCTTCGCCGCGGGGTCGGGGCCGAGGTCGGGCTTCGACGGGTCGGGGTTCGGCGTGGTCGTGTCCGTGGGCGGACCGGGCGGGGTCTGGTCGCCCTCGTCGTCGACCTGATCTTCTTCGGGCGCGTCGATCCCCTTGCGCACATAGCTGCGGAACGAGTCGTCCGCGTGGACAGCACCGGAAGCGACGAGCTTTGCGGTGGCTTCGGCGAACTCGGTCAGGTTCCGCACCTCGACATCCGAGATCGTCAGCTTCGGGTAGCGCGTGACCTTGATGTTCTGGTCGATCACCTTTTTCAGGATCGGCGTGTGCTTCTCGCACAGGTAGGCGCCGATCGCGCCAAGGGCTGCGAACCAGACCACGCTCTGCGTGTCGCCAGTGGATCGCGCGCCGACGTTGGCGTGGCCGAGCTCGGCGAACCGTGCGAGCACGGCGGCTTTGATCTCGCCGCGGTGGTAGTTCAGGATGTCGCTGAAGTCCGGGATGGTGCCGGTCATCGGCATGAACTCGAAGAAGTAGCCGTCGGTGGTGGCGGTGGCTTTGGGGCCAGACGCGGCGATGTAGCTGAACGCGCCGGCGCGGAGATCCTGGAGGATGCTCTCAAGCCGGGCGAGGGCTGCGTCGTCGTTCGCCTGCGACTGCGGCAGATACCCGACGGGGACACCAACGCCGTGCCGCTCGATCGCGACCGCCGACGTCTTCTCCGCGAGCTCTTTCAGCGTCCACGCCTTGTAGGCGGACCGCAAGACCGCGCGGCCGGTGAAGTCGTCGCCGCGTTTCTTGTGGGTCAGCACCATCAAATCCTCGGCCTGGATCTCGATCTCCTGCCACTTGTCGTCTTTGAAGACCTGCTGCTCGATCGAGACGAGGTCGCCGCCGTCGACGTTCCACTTGTAGATCGTGTCCTGCAGCCGAGGAGCAAAGCGTTTCAGCGTGAGGTACTGCTGCTGCGGGATCACCTTCACCTTCTCGGTGCGTGACCCGTCCGAGTGGACGTCGAACTCACCAGGGATCGGCACCCGCAGCTCACGCTCGACGACCTGCCACGTCGGCTCGAACACCGCATGGCCGAGCGCCAGATAATCGAGCGCCTGGTCGACATGCTCCACCCAGGGATGGTCGAGCCAGTCGAACAGCGCGGCCTGCGCGATCGCGGTCGCGATCAACTCGTCGTCGTCGGGGTCGTCGGGCGGTTCGACCGTCCAGGTCGCGTTCTTCAGCGGCGCATTGAGATGCTCAAGCGCTTCCTGCACGGATGCGTCCGAGCTGAGCATCCGGTTGAACTTCACGAGGCCGGCCCGGCCGCGGAGGTCGGCGTTGTACTCGCTCGAGGTCAGGAACCCCTGAAGGATCACGGTGCCGGAAGCGCCGATCTCCTTGCGTGCACTCTTCACTGGTGCGGCGGCCGCTACGGCTACGTCGCGGGTGATCTGGAAGGGCCCTAGCTTCACGAGCGTCCCCTCCTAGAAGTCCTTGTTGATGATCCCCCGCGTGATCGCTCCAGGATCGCGCCGCTCCTCATCAGGGGTGGAAGCTTTCAGGCGTGTCCGGCCGCGCGCCCAGATCATCGCCTGGGTGAACGCGTCGACCTGGTCGTCGTTCGTGCCGCGGTCGAAGGCGGCGCACTCGTCGATCAGATCCTGCACCCACGCTGGCGTCCGCGCGGTGTCGGGGCCGGAGCCGTCGGGGGAAGCGAAGCCGGGGACGAAGACGTTGCCCGCCTCGAGCTGCGGCGACGCGGCGTGGGCGCGCATCGCCTTGTCGCCGTCGGGCTTGACGGGGATAAGGCCGGTGATCTTGTCGCGGAGCTGGGCGATGATCTCGGGGCCGTTGGCGGTGTTCTCGACGAGGATCGTGTGGGCGATGTTCGGGTAGCGCTCGTCAACCCAGGCAGCAAGCGCGCGGAGCTGGGTCTTGGTTTCGACGAGGTCCCAGCGGCCGCGGACGGAGCGGACGAGGTAGCGGTTCGCGCCGGAGAGCACCCATGCTTGGCCGACGACGTAGTCGCTGGTGGTCTTGTCCTTGAAGGCGGTGTCCCAGGATTGGACGACAGCGTCCGGTGTGGGGATCGGGTTCGCCGGGTTGTAGAACCGCCACCAGTGGCGTTTGAGCAGGCCGCCCTCGGCTGGCGCTGGCCGCTGCTGCAGCTGGCCCGCGGCGCGATAGGAGCCAAGCGTCTCCTTCAACTCAGCGACCGCGTCCGGGCCGAAGTGGTCAGGCCACAGGAGCTCGCCGGGTTCGGTGCGGGGGTCGTCGGGCCAGACGAACGGATGGCTGGGTTCGTACTCGGCGGGGAGGCAGAGGTGCGTCCAGCCACGTTGCTCGAGCACATGCCCGGTCAGGTCCTCCTGGTGGAGGCGCTGCATGACGAGGACTTCGATGCCGGTATCGGGGTCGTTGAAGCGGGTGGAGATGGTGCCGTCGTGCCAGTCGAGTACGGCTTGCCGTTGGACGTCGGACTCGATCTCCTCGACCTTGTGCGGGTCGTCCATGATGATGACGTCGCCGCCCTCACCCGTACCGCCACCGCCGACTGACGTGGCGATGCGGTAGCCGGTGCGGTCGTTCTCGTAGCGGGTCTTGACGTTCTGGTCGCTCGTGAGCCGGTAGGCGTTGCCCCAGCGGGCGCGGTACCAGCCGGACTGGATGATGCGGCGGCTCTTCACCGCGTCACGTGTCGCGAGGTCGGCGCCGTAGCTGGCGGTCAGGAACCGGACGTGCGGCTCCGAGCACCACCACCACACCGGCCACAGGACGCTGACGTTCAGCGACTTCATGTGCCGGGGCGGCTCGTTGATGACGAGCTTCCGGATCTCTCGGCGGCGGAGGGCTTCGAGGTGGTCGGCGATCGCGTCGATGTGCCAGTTCGGTTTGAAGACGGTGGCTGGCTCGACGATCGGCCACGCCGCCTGCGTGAATCTGCGCAGGTCGCTGGCGAGCTCGGCAGCCTCGTCCTGGAGCTCGACCCCGCGGGAGCGGCGTTCGACTTCCGCGTCGACCTCAGCCACATCGATCGGGACCAGAGGCATCAGGACTCCGGCTGCGCCTTCTGCAGCAGCGACTTCAACTCCCCAAGCTCGTCGTCGGACAACTGCGCCGGGTCAAAGCCTTTCGGGAACGTGACCTCGACACGTCGGCGGCCGTACTTCTCCGGGTAGCGGCGCTCGAGCCTCCACGCGGCGGCCTGCCATTGCTCCTCGGCGGCGTTGCCGATTAGGACGAGCATCGTGTCCTCAGATTCCGCGAGCGCTAGCTCCATCGCTTCGGCGAAGTCGTGGTAGATGCCTGTCGCTTCGCTGCGGCCTTTCTTCAGCCACTCGTAGAGGGTGGCGCGGTGAACGCCGGCGAGCGCGGCAGCGGTCTCGATGTAGTTGCCGCGCTTGACCGCCTCGCAGATAGCGGTGCTCGTGTCCTTGGTCAGCTTCGTCGGGCGGGCCATTCGCTACTGGAGCAGGCCGCGGCGATAGGCGATCGCCACCGCATGGGTGATCGTCTTCGCGGCGAGTTTGTCCATGAGCTGGTGGCGATGGCTCTTCACGGTGTCCCGGACCTTTTTGACGCGAAGGGCGGTCTCGGGGATCGTCAGCCCGTCGGCGGCGCACCTCAAAACGAGCAACTCCATCGGCGACAGCTCTCCCCATGCCAGGCGTGTTGTGGGGCCTTCGTATCGGCTCGGTTCGTTAATCGCGCGGTGGATCGCGGCGGTCCCCGAGCCTTGCGCGCAGGTGTGGCAGAGGTCTGAGCCGGGGTCGGCTGTTTGGTCGCAGTCGGGGGTGGTGCAGTCGTGGCTGGTGCAGAGGTCGTGGGCGCTGACCTCGATCACTCCTGGCTCAGCTCCCGCATGATCTTGCGCGCGTCGCTCGGGGACAGGATGTCCCGCAGGATCTGGATCACGGCGCGCTTGTCGCCGCCCCGTCGGGCACGGTCGATGTAGCGGTGGATCGCCTCGAGATGACTGGGCATCGGGCGCTCCTCTCTTAGAGCAGGATCTTCATCGCCAGTTCGGGTGGGCAGGGCGGCCCGGTCGCGGGTTGCGCGAGCTGCTCGGCGAGGTGGTAGTCGGCGCCTTTCCGTTCGAGCTCGTCGGCCTGGGCGAACGTGAACCCTGTGGTGGTGATCGCGTAGGCGCCGAGGAACCGGCCGACCCTGTGGAGGCGGTAGCGCTCTTTCGCTTCTCGGGCCCTGTTCTCGATGGCGAGGTTGATGTCTTGCTCAGTCCCCATCAGGGTCCTCGGTGATCCGGCCTCCGGTGCTGCCAGGCTGGTGGGCGAGCGCACGCAGCCGCGCCCGTTCCTTCTTGGGCATGTGCGGGTCGGTGGCGAGGATCCGTTCGAGCGCGGCCAAGCGTTCGTGTAGGGGCACGTCGGCGAGGAGCCGGAAGACGAGGCGTTCGCGTTCCACCTTCGACCTCCGGGCAAAGAAAAAGCGCCTCGGTGGGCGCTAGAGGGCGTGCGTGTTCTTGAGATCTTCAGCCCATGAGAATCACGGGCCAGGTCGGACTCTAGCTACGACCGCTCGATCTTGCCGGGATCTCGCCAATCTACGCGCCAGTCGAGTCCGTCGAAGATGAGATCCTTGTCGGCGACCATGATGGCGGTTTCCTCGTCGGCGCCGCGCTCGATCGCGTCGGTGTGACGATCCAGCCAGCGTTCTAGCTCGTCTGTCCGTCCGTTCTCACCGAAGACGGGCCGCAGGACGAACTCGGCGATGTCCGCAGGGGAGAAGCCCTCGCGGCGAAAGGTTCTCAACCACCCCGGCAAACGGCGCGACCGTTGGCATCAGGCGCTCACGCTAGCCACGCCGTCCGCTAGCGCCCGGTACACCTGCGCCTGCGACAGCGAATACGTCGCCATGATCGACGCGACCGGTGTTCCGCTCACATGCAACGCCCTGATCTCGTCATCCCGAACCGCCCGCTGCTCCGCATGTCCGAGGGTGCGGCCGCGCCAGAGGCTCTCGTGCTTGTCTCGCCACTCGGCCGCCTCGTTCGCCCACCGTGGTACTTCGATCCGTTCGGGTAACCGTTCGGCGAGGGTTTCGCAGATCGCTTCGCACGCTGTGAGGACGGTGCCGGCGGGTGGTCCGAAGGGGGCGTAGATGACGGCCTGCCAGATCAGCGAGTGCGCGACGGGGTCGACGTCGCGGAGCCAGGTCAATGCGCGCGCGAGTTCGGGGTAGGAGCCTTGGGCGAGGAGCTTCTGGCCGGTGTCGTAGGCGGCGGAGAACGAGTCGTGGGCTGCTTCTTCGCCTTCGTTCATCTTCAGCAGCGCCTCGATGCGGTTGAGGGCGAGCTCGGTTTGTAGTTCCCAGCCGCTCATCTCCTGCGGCGTGAACCGGTGCGATGGTTGTTCGCCGGCGCGGCGGCGGCCGGTGTAGCTGTCGACGGTGATCCGGCCGGTGGGTTGGCCTTTGTCGTTCAGACACTCATCGCAGGGTTTCGTGACGCCCCGCACTCTCTTGCGCTTGGTGCCTTTGCAGACCGGGCACGGGATCCGCTTCGACGGCGTCTCACCAGGGGTGGATCCGCGGCTGACGATCTGCCCCGTCGAGGTTCGCAGTCCGCTCGCGTAGGCAACATAGGCGCGGAGGAGCGCGTAAACCTGACTGCCTCGGGTTGTCACGCTTCTCCTTCTCCTCCGTGTTGGGGACGTCGGGCCTTCTGGGCGGGTCCGGCGTCAGTAACGACCTTCGCGTGGAGCCGCGTCTGCGAGCCGGCGGACCGCCCTGGCGAACTCCTCGAGATCAGCTCTCTCGCTTCCCTCTCGGATCACCTTCAGCCGCGCCTCGTGCTCTATCAGCTTCAACGGGCACGGCCCCACCGGGTGCGGCCCTTGCGGGTAGAAGCTCGTCTCTCCGCAATACGGGCAGCTGGTCATCTCAGCCACGTCATCGAGAAGAGCAGATGGCGGAACTGGATATGCAGGACCCACCGATAGACGTACTCGGGCTTGCCGCGGTACCCGTAGAGGCCGACCCCCTTGACACCGAAGAAGCGAGTCATGCGACCTCGTCAGCGGCGGTCAGCCACTTCACATCGGCGAGCTTGAGCGCGATCGAGGCGGTCTCTCCCTCACGGGTTGGGAGGACGAGCCAGTCCATGTGGTCGATCATCGACGGCACCTGCCAGCCGTCCGGCACACCGAACATCTGCTCGGCCCCGTCCTCGTAGTGGACGTGCAGGATGCGGCTCAATGCAGCGTCTCGCCCGGCCCGGCCCGCGGGGTTGTGTGGCGGCGGATCAGATCCTGGCCCACCCGCATCAACTCGTTCGCCTCCGCAACATCCCGTCGGTACGCGCGCTCGTTGCGGACGCTGCGGGCCATGCTCCAGATCGAGAGGGCGGCGATGATCCAGAGCGGAACAGCGAGAAGAGCCGTCGTCATAGGCCACGCTGGTCGAGGTAGTCAAACGCGTTCATGTACGGCCTCCCGTCGGCGTGGTACAGCATCAAGAGGTCTCGCGGCTCGCGCTTCGTGGCTTTGCACCACGGGCTGCTGAACGCGCAGCAGTACGGGGTGAAGTCGGCCGGGATCGGCTGCAGTTCGCCGTTCTCGTCGCGCCATTTGCCCTCGGCGGTGAAGGGACCCATCATCCAGCCGTGGCGGCCGAGCGCGCAGTTGATCTGCCGTCGCCACCAGCGCGGACGGAGTCGCGTAAGGATCACGACGTCATCTTCTCGACGAGCGCAAGCAGACGGTCGCGCACCTGCCGCGTGTCACGCAGCGCCTCCGTCGTCCCGGTGCCAGCAGGGACAACACCCTCGGCCTCCCGCATCATCAACTCGAACAGCGGCAAAGGGATCCGCAGCGAAGGTTCATTCTCTGCGCGATCCTCGACCTTGACGACGGTCGCCTCGCTGAACCGCACCTGGTAGCCACCCGAGTGATAGAGCCAGACGTCGACTGTGCGCCGCCGCCAGTTGTGTTCGACGTGCGCTTGGTCGCTCACGCAATGAGCTCGGCGCTGATCCCGACGAACATCTGCTTCTTCCCCGACTCCAACCAAGCCACCGCCGCAGCCGACTTAGCGATGAACTCGTCCGTGATCCACTCCCGTTTCGGCGACCAGTAGCTCGAGACCTCGAACTCGACCGGGGTGCCGTTCGGCCCGTCCGCGGGCACCAGCACGCACTTCCACCTGAAAAGCTCACGCTCCACTATGCGGCCTCCTTAGATGCGAACTTCTTGATGATCTCGGCACGCTCCCCCTCGTAGTCATCCCACGCACGCTTGCGATCCTCGAGCAGATTCGTCTGCGCTTCCCCCAACGCTTTCTTGTACGCAGCGTTCGCCTCAGCCAACGCCTTATCCCGTGCCTTCACGACCTCCCGGATCGCCTCACGCGCCTCGGTCTCCTCTTTCGACCGCATCAGCCGTTTCGCCTGACGCTGCAGCCGCGACTTCTTCTGGCTCACGCCGCCCTCCCGTTCATCTCTTTTTTGGTGTCGTGGAACTCCAAGACCGCGGCGCGGCCCAGCGTGTTCCAGACCTTCGACCAGAAGATCGACGCGGCACCCTCGTAGCCGGGCCCGTCGTCGACCGACCGGGCCTGCGCGGTGATCTCAGGCCAGCCGTGACGGTGCCCGACGATCAGAACCTCCGGCTCGTCGAACAGCTCCTCGGCCTTCACGATCGCGAACGTCCAACCGACCGTGCTCAGATACTCGAGCGTCCGGTAGCCACCGACGCGCTGCGGAAGATCCTCAGTGATCTCAACCCGGTCCGGCACAGCACCCTCC